CGATACTGTTCTCGCTGCCTAGCGCCGTCCACTTCACCACAGCCATTTAGATTGCCCCTCGTGCGAGGCCAACGGTGCGGGCCGTCACCTCAATCTCGTAATGCTCCGCCCATGACGGAAAACGCCGCTTCTCGCCCAGCGCCTTGAGAGTATCAGCCTGCGCCTGCGTGATGATCTGCGCCGGAACAAGCCCGTCGATCTGCTCACGAACGACTGCGGAGCCAACATCAAGCCCGCCGCCCTTCATCAGGATCATGGCCCACTTCACATGCGGAACTTGCGCAGCCAGCGCCTCTAGGGCGTCCAGAGCAGCAGCGCCCGTCGTGGCACCGAGCTCATTCATGATTGTTCCCGGCCCGATCATGCGCGGCACCAGCTCGACAATCTCAGGCAGATCTTCATCCGGCTGGTTCAGCAGTTCAGCCACGCGCCAATCCGGCAAGCTGGCGAGAGCCGTCTCCTGTACCTTTTCAGCAAGCGTGGGCATGGCTTCCCCCCAATCAATCGTTAAGTGACCGAAATCGTGACAGTGACGTTGAGCGTGTCGCCGCTCACAACCGAGCGCGCCGTGCCGAAGTCAGCAGCGTTGTAGAGAAGCCCCGTCGTGCCGGACTGCACAGGCGTGATGCCCGCACCCGCGACCGTGGCCGTGGCGTTGATGGAGATAGAAACTGCCGTGGAAGTGTTGGACCCGCTCGACGTCGTGCCCCAGGTAATCGCAGGACGGTTCGAGCCTGCATAAGGCTGAAGCTCAGTCCAGCCAGCGTGAGAAGCCAGCGTATCGCCCGCCGCGATCGTGCCCGTGCCCTTAAGCAGGAGATACCAAGCCGCCGTATAGGTCGAGCCTTTCAGGTACTTGTCGACAATGTCCGTCTTGCCGTTGTTCAGAACGAGGTTAGGGACGATTTCACGCCACTTCTCGTTACCCTCGGCATCAAAGCAGACAGCCTCAAATACCGCACGAGGCGCATTCATGGAATCAGAGAACATGGCTTTCTAAAGCTCCGTTTCTTCAATGGGTTTGTTAAGAGGCTAATCAGCCGTTAGGACGGGATTTCTCGTATCCGATGGTGAACGGATCGGCTTTGAAGGCGTGGCCCTGTGTGACGCCGTGAGGATCATCAACTGTATTCGACGCAAGCAACTCATCGCCCGCACAAAGCGCCCACGCCCGAACCTCTCCGCCGCGCGCTACGTCTCCGCCCTTGGGATGCACGACAACGCCAACACCCATCGGCTCGACTGTTACGGCACAGCTACCTAGCGACATGGACGCAAGGTCAGCCATGCTTGATGCCAGCCCGTCAGTGATGTCGAACCGGGTTGCCGTGAGGAGTACGCTGATGCCTTCGGAATAGACGCGATCAGAGATCATGCGGCCCCCGCAAGCATACTCAGGTCAGCACCCTTCTGTTGCGCACTCGCTGCCTTGTCCAAGGCTCCCGCACCCTGATTAGCGGCCTTCGCAGCTTGTTCCGCCATCATGGCTTGCTGTTGCTCTTGAGCGGCCTCAGCTTCAGCCTGAGCCATCTCCGCAAGTTCTTCCTGCGTATGCACAAGGTCAGGGTCGCCCCCGAAGATGCCCCATGCCCAGCCAGCAAGCTTGTCCTTCTTGAACGGCTTCAGAATGGACGGGTCTTGCGTCGCCTCAACCATCGGCAACAGCACGCCAAGCGTGGACGTCAGCGCATTGGCCTCAGTCTGTTTCTGTGCCATCGCAATGGGCGAGACAAATTCAATCGCCATATCGAGCCCGGCAAGATCAGGCGGTGCGGGCGGCATTACACCCATGCGGGACAGAATGCCGAATACACGGCTGATGAGCGGTCCCAGCAGTTCCGATTCAATGCGCCCGATGATCGGTCCGAGGATTCGCATGCGCTCTGTCGTGCGCTGCACAACCTCTGTCGCGGTCATGTCAGCATCGGAGACGATCTGAAGAATATCCGCGAAGAACGTGGTACGGATTTGATTTTGCAAGTCGCGGATGTCTTCCTTAACCTCCGGCAAACGAGCGCCGTTCTGCAGCGGCGTAATCTCCCTGTCGCCACGATAGTACAGAAGCCCGCCCGGCGTTGTTCTGACCGGGCCTACTAGGCTGTCGTCAGGAACCAGCAACGGCGGGTCAGCATTTTTCTGCAACGACTTGATGTAAGATCTTCTCATCTCCTGAAGCATCTTCACGTCAGGAAGCGCCGTCATGGCAGGAGAACGCCCGTACTCCTCGCCGGGAAGCTTGACCCAGCGCGGCACGGCATAGGGAAATTCAGGATAACCCGATTCCTCCAGCAGATGCTCCGCCTTCACTTCCATGTAGCAGGACGCGAACGGCTGATTGACCCTGTTGCGCTTTCCGCGCTCACGATCAGACCGGGGATAGACCGCATGAACAATCTCGACCGGATCATCCGGCTTGTTCGCAGTAATCATCTTGCGAACGTCTTCCGAATGCGTCTTCGGCCACTGCATTGCTACCTGGCGGGCCGTCATCGTCGTCTTGCGGTAAACAGTATCAACCACGTTCTCGTGGTTCTCAGCAATGAAGCATTCATGCAAGGGGCGCGTCTGGAACAACAGCCCGCCCGCATCACGCTCACCGATGAAGATACAGGCCGTTCCGAACCCGCCCATCTCGTGATAGCACTCGTTCAGCGCCGTCGTGAGATTTGAACCCGGAGCGTACATATACGCCCACATGGTCTGGGCTACGTCAGACAGCCATTTCTTGGCGGAATCGTTGTCCTCATAGCCCGGCTGAACAACCCTCAGCCCGAACCACTTGGACGCGGGGTTTGTCGCCAGCCCATGCAAGCCAGCCGTCAGAAGATCAAGCGCGTTAACACCCGTCGAGTCGAGAACCCGCGTCATCCGCTTCTCGTTCTTCTCACGATAGCCCGTGAAGCCCATGTGCCGGGGAGAGCAGTATTCCGCTACTTCCTCGCAATGACCCTCCAGCACGCTTTTACGCGCCTTCAGTGCCTCATAGCGGCGCTTGATGGACTTCGGGTCAGCAGCCAATGGCCTAGCCTCCGAGGATCGTCTTGCCGCCTGCCACCGGCGCGGCGGTTGCAGCAGCACCAGCGTTGCCGCCCGTGACGTTCGTAGAGCTAGCCGACACCATGCCTTGACGGCGCTGCATCAGACTCCGAAGCGCGTCCGTTTGCGTATCAAGCCTGTTGGGAAGCATCGGCGGCTTCTCAACCTTCGGCATCTTGACCTGGGGGGCTCTGAAACACATGCGATACCGCTCCGAATTGAATGTAGTCTGACCCGTCAGAGCCGAATGCCTTGAGGATGCCCTCGCGCTTGAACCCAAGCCGTTCCAGCCATGCGTGTGCGTCATGATGATCGATCCGGCTTTCGCACTGCACGCGGTGAAAGCCAGAAGCTATGAGAGCGGGCCGCATGACCCGAAGCGCATAGCGTGTGAGCGTTAGTGCAACGCGTGGGAATTCATTCGTGCCGAAAGCAAAGACCGAGCCGACGCCGGGATGCCGAGCCATAAAGCCGAGAACTGCGATAGGTCGGTTGTCTCGATGAGCACAAACAGATGAGCCCATTCGGCCTGCGTCAAGGGCCTGTTGTGCCAAGAGGAACGGGTTATTGTGTCCGATGACGTTGTAGACTTCATCTCGATCAGCCTTGCGCATGTTCCGGGCGATGTAAGCGACCGACGCGAAGTCAGGCGATGATAACTGCGCCGTCATAAGCTGCGTCAAATATGTACGTGTGCGCACGCGAATACGGCAGACAATCGCCAAACCGCATTTTTATGTACGCGCCTAGGTGCCGAGCGCGCTCGTAATCCCGCGACACATCACGCGGATAAGGCGCGCTTGCCCAATAATCACGATAGCCCTTCTCATCCAGCATCAGAAAGGATTCCATTCTTCCTGAAACGCTGGCCTTCGCCTGCCGTAGCTGAACGGGTCGTAGTCCTCAGCCTGTGTCGGCAGAACCTTGCGAATGTCCTTCGGCGCTACAGGCTGGGCAAATGTCAGTGCCAGAGCGTCACCGAGATCAGGGGAAGCCTTGAGCCGTTCCTTGATCTGGTCCTTGTTCTCAAGCTGCAACCTGTTGCGGTTATCAAACTTGTAGGTCGCCGCCGTTAGCTCAAGATCAAGGTCATCACGCTTCGGGACATGACCGCGGTTCTTGATCCAGTCAGCCAGCTTGAACCACATCTCCGAGCGCAGATTGAAGAACTTCGCGTCATCAAGCGCCTTGGAACCACTGTTGACGCCGATCACGGGATACCGCAGCTGCCTAAGCCTATCGACAACACCTGCACCGATGCCGATCTCGTCCACGAATACCGCGTCAGGACCGAACTCCTGAATTGCAATCGATACGCGGCCCACGGTTTCCATTGTGTCGAGACCACGAAAGACGGAGAAGAACGTCGCCTTGTCACCATCCCGCCATGCAATCACGGTCCGGTCATCGCCGAAGCGGGCAACGTCAACGCCGAGAATGCGCGGGCCTTGTGGTTCTACCTTCCGGGCCTGAGCTATCTTGACCGCTTCACCCGAGAGAAGCTGATTAATACCCGGCTCATCGAAGCTGCACTCGTATTCTCGATTGTAGACGCTCTCAGGCATTTGAGAGCGGGCGGATTCTAGCTCCTCCGAACGAACCAGCCCCGTTTCCGAAGCACGGAGAACCGCCGTGAAATACTCGTCCGGCTTTGCCACAGCTTCAGCGAATTGCTGATAAAACGCATCACGTCCTTTCGGGGTCCCAATCCATACCGCCCAGCCCTGGCGATCCGACAATGCAGGCCGGATGACGTTCGGCCATGCCTCCGCGTCAATGTCTGCCACTTCGTCCAGAATGATGCCGTCAAGCCTCAGGCCGCGAAGACGCTCGTAACTGGTGTCAAGGCCATAGAGCCGGATGACAGAGCCGTTGTAGAGTTTGACCGATAGCTCCGCTTCGTTGATCTTGACCCGTGGCAGGTCATAGACAGCGGCCTTCAAATAGGTCCACACGACCGCTTTGGCCTGATCACGAGTAGGCGCGCCAAATACGTACAGCGCGTCAGGCTTCGGCGTACGCAGCGCATGATCGAGCATGTCGTTGATTGCCGCGACCGTCTTGCCGCAGCGCCGATGAGCCACGACGATGGCCCAACGCTGCCTTCTACGGTGAAACGGTACGAATACGTCGCGGGCGCGGTAGCCCGTGCTAGTCGCCGTCACGCGGGACGCCTGTAGCAATTACGATAGGAGCGCCGTTCGGTCCGGAATGCTCATTAGTGACCTTCTCGCGCCACTCGTCAGCGCAAGCATTCTTGAGAGCGAAGATTCGGCTTGTGACCGTCGGTCCGTCAGTCGCCCTGAGCAGATCACGCTCGAGCTTCAGCGTACGTTTTCCTCTTGCCAGTTTTATGGCGTCAGAAAATTCAGGAATTTCTCTTTCCCATGCGTAAGCTGTCTCTCGGTGAATGCCTAATTCAGCAGCGGCAGCAGTCAGCGAAAGACCGTCCCCCATAAGGGAGATAATCTCTTCGCAGAATGCTTTATTGTATTTTGATGGTCTGCCGACTGACACGCTCTATCTTTCTTGCAATCGTTCTATGTATTATTTTTAGCATAATTAGCATTTTTATGTTGCATTCGCTACACGGCTATGCTATGTATTGGTCATCAACAAGGGAGAAACGCAGATGACCGCCAAGCCAAACCTCGTATGGACCGCCGAAGACGGATGGACAGACACAAAGTACAGCTCTCGGACTGTAGTTGAGCGCGATGCTCGCGGACGGCTCAAAATCCGCACCATTCTGACGCCTGTTTCAAACGCCGAATAAAAGGGAAAATCAGATGACCAAGACCTTCAAAAACAAGAATTTCACCAAGCGCGATTATGAGTGCATGAACTTTGTGTTCTGCCGCGCAGCCTCTCCGCCTGATGCCAACTGGGTTGAAACCACCGAAAAAATCCCGGCCAACATGATGCTGCTGCGCGTTGAGTGGAAAAACAGCACGGAAGTTGCCTACCACGGATTCCCGTGAAGGTGCGCACTAGACCTTAAACAACTAAAAGGGGCCTCTGCCCCTCCTCAACCCAACAAAGGAGAACTACGAATGCTTTCGATGTACAACGCAAGCTTTCAAGACCGAGTAGACTACGCCGCACGCGTCATCGCAGAAAAGCGGAACACAAGCTGCAACCGGGCTTTTGACGGATGTTTTGAGACCGACGACGGTGTCGCCGTGGTGCTCGCGTTGTGGCAGCGAGCCCAAAAGAAACCAAACGGGCGCCTAGCTCAAAACTTCCTTTCTTATTTTTGCCGGGTGACTTTTGAGGAAAACCTTAGAAAATACGGCCACATTCAAAATGTTGCCGCGTTGGCAGAGCAGCTTCGAGACGCAACGCGGGCCGAAGCATGACGCCTGAATCTCTTTCGACGTGGATGAGCCGCCTTCACCTGAATAAGGTTGAGGCGGCTTCAGTCCTTGGAATCGCACGATCAACGCTTGATCGATACCTTGACGGATCGTCTTCAATCCCGCCGCATATCGCCCTTGCGTGTGCAGCAATTGCTCACGGTCTCCCGCCGATTAAATAGGGCACCCCGCGCGCAAGCTGACCACTGATACGCTGTAACGTGAATGTGCTGGCAGTTGGCGGCGGGGATTGGTTGAATTGGTTCTGACGGGCCGGGCTTGATGCCGGCTGCTTCCTCGGTTTCCTGCCGTGAAGAGGGCTGGTTACGCTCCAGCTTGGGCAGCATCGCAGCGCTTTTGGTATTGCCGCAGTAGCCCGTTCCCTATGACCTGCGTGTCCTTCCACGCCGCCGTCAGAATTCAGTTTTTTAGTTCTGGGGGCCGGGCTTGATACCGGCTTGGCCGTTCCGCAGCGAGTCAAAGGAACGGGGATGATCCGTACATCACGGCCTAGCAGCGCCCACCCGGCTGCTTATCCTCGTCGCTGCGGTTAGCGTGTCTTTCCACGCCGCCCCAGAATTTTAGTCAAATCTACACACGCCGACACCTAACGGTTTCGGTCGCAGCCACGGGGCGGACCCTCTTGAGCGGCATATGCGGTAAGTCAGCGTGGGATATAGCACAACAATTGTTACCGAATTATGGCAGCTACCAACCGCGCCTATGTTCTGCATTACGCAGCGCCGCCGACATAGAATCATCAGCAACCTGACGCCGCATTCTGCCCAGTTCTTTTTCTAATTCATCAACCCGCCGACACAGACCAACCATCACGGCCCGAATACCTCGCCATGACATGCCTTCAGGGCTATTGCGATCATTGTCAAAAAAATAGTCACAAGGCACCTCTTGCGGCCATTCGTTGTCATTGATGCCGGGCCATTTGCTCACGCTGCGATCTCCATTTGCTGTTTCGCCGAATCTACCAGTTCCAGAAGCGCGTCTTTCAGCGACCTCCATTTCGCCTTCTGCCGCCTGCTGGCCTTCTGAGCCAACGCAAGCGCAGCCGTGTTCTCCCGGTCTATCTCTGCCTTGAATGCCGCAATCTGTGAATCCGGTATTGCTACAATCCGCTCTTCGCCGTCCCGTTCGACGTCCTGTAGGTGCCGGATCCCGCGCAGTGCTCCGGCCTGATGCCAGTCCATGCGGGCAAAAATGCGCTTGGGAAGGATCGGAAGCTCTTTGATGCTGACCATTGCCTTCGCCGTGACCTTCCGGGCCGCGTGGGGGCGGGTTGCGATCATTTGGCATGGCACCCAGCAATCAAAGCCGAGATTGGCCACCTGCCCCGCTACAAAGGCTTCTTTGCGGGTATCTGTTTTGACAATTACCCAGGTCAATTCAGAGCCCATTCGACGGCGCGATATGCCAGCACCAGCCCTGCTATCGCTGCCACGGCTAGAATGATCACTCCGCCGATCTCTGGCGCGCGCGGTTTCCTCAAGTCTTGGTCCTCACGCTCTGCCCAGCGGGCGTTATTGAAGAAGTGGTTGTTGCTGCGGTTCATAAGGACTTGTCCTTGAGGGAGCGGATGGCGTGGGCGCAGCTTTCAACGGCCAAAATGACGTTGCGTGCTGAACCCGGATCAGGAAACCTTTCAATCATTTTCGCCGCCTCTTCCAGCGCGGCCTGACGGGCTTGGCGAAGGGCGTCGGCCATATCGCCAAGGCCTACGCAACCGTCTGTTTCCCTAAAAACTTCGATAGCCTTTTTATCAGCCCAATCCCAATCAGCCACGGTTCACCTCTCTGCGTAGATGCTCAAGTTCTGCGGTTAAATCGTGAATGCGCTTCATGGCGTCGTCGTAGCGATTGGCGAGGGATTGAAGCTCCTGCCCACGCTTGGCGATGATGTTGATTGCTAACAGAATGTCGTCAGGAATGATTGTGAGGATCATGCAGTTTTCCCCTTGCCAGGAATGAACGGCCACCCTTCCGCTTCCAATTGAGCAATCAGATACCGCGACGGCGGGGCTTCGGGCGTCTTGAGCCTCAAGTTCTTCAGGTCTTCCGCTGTCGGCGGCACTAGTTCGCGCTTGCCTTCAACCTGTTGTGCCTTTGGCGACGGATTGTAGCCAAGCAACTCCTTCACGACTTTTGCCTTGCGCTCATAGTCGGTTTCCTTGTCCCACGGGCCGCTTTCCTCGGTCAGCCGCTTGTACTGGGTATGCGCGGGCTTAAACTGTTCCTGCCTATTCTTGTGGTCTTGAAGAACCGCCGCGATGTCTGCGAAGGTCGGCAAAAACTTGGTGCGGGCCACCACGCCGTTGACCGGGTGCATGACAACCGCCAGTTCCTCGTCGTTGAGGTAGGACAAGCTCTCAGCGAGGTTGACCACGTACTCAGGCGGCGCTTTTCCGTAATCCGGGTACGACGAAAGCATTTTCTTCGCCGCCCTCCTCCCCGCGTCCATCCGATCTGCGGATTGCTTCGTCAAAGACGGCATCGAGGATTGCGAACGAGGTTGCGTTACAATTGCGGTTCTGAGGGGCTCGAGGTCTGTTTCGTGTGTCATCTGCGGTCCGTTTTAGCCAGTTGCGAAATGCTGCGTTCCAGTCGGGTTTCCGGCCCTTGGCCCCGGCGTTCCGTGCCCAATCCCGCATGCGCTCTAGCTGGTCCCAAGCCTGTTGGCTGGTGAAGCCAAGTTCGTCGGCAAGAGCCCAAGTCTTTGCGTCGGGTTGCCAATCTTCTGGCAATTCGGTTGCAGGCTTTGCGCGCGAATGTTTGGTGGATGGGGGGATTATAGGGGGGGATAGGGGTGCAGGGGAACGGGGGGGAACAAGGGGGGAA